ACCAACCGAATGAGTAACGCTCACGAGCTTTGTAACGTACGTTACCTGTGTCGAAGTCGCCGTCCATAGAAGTAGTTAATGCAGTTCTTTCGAAGTGCTTCATACCGTTAGGAACATCAGTTGTTAAGAAGTATGCATCAGTATCTGTTAAGAAGTGATTTACTGCATAGCCTTCTGGAATCGCACCGTTAGTACGTAATGCGTTAGTATCGTTATCAGCTGTACCAACTCTTAAGTCAGTTTCTAATAAACGAGTAGCAACGAATTGTAATGCTGGTGGGATAATTAATTTACGTGGTTTAGCAGCAATTAATAAACCTCTTTCATCTGTCCAACTAGCTAACTGAATAACTGCGTTTTCTAATGAAGTTTCGTTTAAGTCAGCAGCAACTGACTGAGTATTGCTGTTTGTACCGCCGTTAACTAATGGGTGATCTGTAGCAAATAAAGCTTTGCTGTCGCCACCTGGATAGTTAGTACCATCAAAGCCGTTGTTTAAAACGTTAGCAGCTTTAACTTGTTTTGTGTAAGACATAGCACGAGCTAATGCTTTAGTGTATCTAGCAGATAAAGTGTCGTAGAGGTTATCTTCAACTGCTTCTTCTGTTAGAGAGAAACCTAAAGCGATGGTTTCGTGGTTGTATCTTGCTGTCCAAGCTTCTTGTGCATTATCATAAGCGATTGCAGCGCCTTCTGATTTATTAGGTGCAGCTGCGAAGCCTGATAGTTTTGTTTCTTCTTCGAAACTTCTTTCTGATGATTCTGTTTCGTAGATTTCTTTGTGCTCTTCACCATAACGCTGATATTCCATTCCGAATAAAGCATTAAGGCCAGGAAGCAACTCTTTTAATAACTGAGCTCTTGAAATTGCCATGGTTTATTCTCCTTAAATACCAGTACCGTTAGTGTATGCATGAGACTTAGGATTAAATTTAACCAATAAGTCTGTTTTAGCATCACCAACAGATGAAGTTGTGCTATCAACAAAGTCCACAATTTTGAATGCGATTGTATCAGTCACTTCAAGAGTTGTTGGATCTGCTGCCATTGTTGAATTGCCATTTACTGCTGAACCTAATGTAGGGTTCGCAACACCAATGTTTGAACCAAGAGCGGTTTGAGCCACTGCTTCGTCAGCTTGGATTTGGAATACAACATCTGAATCATCAATAACATAAGCCACAGCATCGGATGCAGCTGTAGAAGCTGGCCAATATTGTGAGAATAGTTTTTGTTTAGTATTTGGGTCTGTATATGAACATCCAACAAATACGCCAACTGTACCAGCTGGGAACGGTGATGCATTAGTTCCGAGCTCGTCGACGATTTCTACAACGCCATCAGCTACGATAGAAACTACTGATCCGTTATAAATGTTAGAAGCATAAGCAGACGCAATTTTTAATTGGCGAGTAGAACCAGCATAAGGCTGACCCCCTACCAAATTAACGGCCTTTAGACCGTAAGGTGCGGCTGTTGTTGCCATAATATAATCTCCTTAAAGATATGTTTAACCTTTACCAAAAGACTTAGTAGATTTTTTATCAGAGAATAGGGGCATACGTGGGTCATTTTCTTTTAAGAAGCTATTATCAACAGCTTGTGCTTGACCTTCTGTTTTTTGTTTATAGTATGCATTTCTTTGATCTACCATTTCTTGTGGCATTTTACAAAGTATCAAACCACCTACTTCAACAGCGTCTTTATATTGGCTGTTAGGGTTTGATGTTAATTTTATTTCTGGGTGTTCTGAATGTTTCACAGGTTCCCAGCCTTCACGCATTTTCGAAGAAGCGTTCCTGGCATCAGGTTCGTTAGCGAGCGTGACTCGTATCCATCGATATGCCCATCCTGCTTGTTTATTAAACTCTGGGAGCAAAGATGGGGGTGCCCATTGCTTTGTTCTCATATCTGTTTCTTCACGAGTTACTACTTCTCTACTTTTTCTGTTATCCATTTGCGTTCTCCGTTTTTAAAAGTTCTCTTGCATATTGCTCTGGTGTTAACTTAAACTTCTTAGCTAATGCTAATTGTGTTTTAGTTAGTCGTACTTTTTTAGGCGCGGTACTACGCGTAGCCGGAGCAACTACAGTCGAGGGTTTGCGTTGGGCAGGTTTGTCCTCCAACGAATCATCAGATTCCCCAAAGTATTCTGGGAAACGTTTTTGCATCGTCTCATCTATACGACGATAGTAGTCTTCACTAGTCGGGTTTATACCTGACCGTACTAACTTTTCATGCAAGCCCAAAGCCAAGCTGGTCATTTCTTCATCTTGACCAAACCAAGTATTCTTAGACTGCCATTCTAATGCACGGCTGTCTG